ACAACCGAATTTCCTCCCCAAACTTGACCCGGAGGTAATGAAATTCTTTCATCATTTGTAACATCACCTCTACGAATGATTATTAACGGACTTTGAACTTTTTTCATATTATCCCGTAAATAACCATTTGCCCTAATTTGCGCCCATTTTTCACCATTTGAAAACATAACCGGAACGGGAATAGAAACATCATTTTCAATTACACGGGGCTTCCAGTTGTTTTGTAGGTGGAAAAATATGGCGTAGTCTATGTCATACAAGCCAATCTTAGGAACCTTGACTGTGTCATTGTCCCTTCGCATATCAGTAGCACGATTGTTTGAATTTACCGTTCTACCTTCTTGGTATGGATAGATTTGATGTTGAGGCATTTATTTCAAACTACTGATTAATTGTTTTAAATTGGTTATTACTTCGCCAAGCGTCAACTTATTTGATTTGAGTTGTTTAGCCAAATAACTTAAACGATTTGAAACGTTTAATGATGTTGAATCAGATGCTTCACTCAAAACCTTCTTAACGAAATGTTCTGCTATTTGAATTTGTCTTTTAGTTGGTTTTCTCATAAGTTCCTCGGTATATTTAGAGTTTTTGTTATTCCTGACCTAACTGGTACAAGGTTTAATTGTGATATTCTTGTTAAGTGGGTTGAACATTTGACTGTTTGGTTATATCCAAACTGGTAATTACTTCTACCCTCTGTTGTAATTGGTAAAGTATCTGGATTTCTACCAAACCAAAACTGGTTTTGAACTACATTATCAATTTCGTAAAAATTGGCGTTAAATTTGATTATATCACCAACGTCGAGTATTATATCGTAATCTTTGAGATCGTCCCTTAGAAATGAAAATACGACGTTCTGCGCGGCATCTAAACCCGTATCAACATCGTTTAAAGTTGCTTCTTCTTTTGAAACCAAAGTAAACAGCCTGATTGGATTATCGTAGAACTTCTTTGAACTTTCCCCATACATTGAAATTTCAGTATGTTGGAGGTTTAACTTATACAAAGCAATTTCCACTGAAATAATACGATTGATTATTTCCTTTGAAACGTGCTTTAAAAATAAAGCATCTCTTGAAGTTCCGCCAAAGATTGCCAATTAAATCAATCCTCGTTTACCTGAATTTGAAAAACTTCTAACCATTTCTTGAATTTGCATGGCCGAACGATTTAAGAATTTATCAGCCTGTTCAACTTTTTTGTTACCCATCCAAACAAAACCTTCCTTTAATGTTAGGGGGGCATTGGGATATTTGAGTTTAAGTTGATGCGATAGATTAATAAATCTGGTTTTCTGTTCAGAAGTTAATGTTTTATTTGTTTGTTTTGGTTCTTGGTTTATTTTTCCAAAGAACCTTTCATAGTTTTCTTTTAAATTCATAATATTAAAGATTCCTAAGTTTAGATTGGCAGTATTCAATTACGGAAGTTAATAATTGTTTCACATCCTCACGACGTTGTGAATATTCAGTAGCATCCGAAATTGCTTGTAAAATTTTACTATATTCTCGCTGCGATGAAGATTCTTTGAGCATAATTTTCGTAATCATACGTTCTACTTTTGCTTTATTCGTGTTTACATCCTTTTTGTTTTTATGGGTTTTTTTGGAACTTCTCTTTGAATGGATTGAAAATTAAAGATTGAATCCAAATATGGTTCATTTATTGTTGAATCGCAACTTACGCAAACTCGTTTGACTAAGTAAATGACAAAACATTTTTGATAATTACCGTTGTATTGAACTTCAATTTGATCGTCATCAGTCATGAAAACGTGAATGCTTCCAAGCCATTCTTTTTCTTGAACCGGAACCTTTGAAGTTGCGAATAATAAAAATGTTGTCAATAGTAAAGTTTTCATAATAATATTTGGGTTAATATAAATAATGCTGTTTTATCCAGTCCAATCGTTCATAAACTTAATAATTTCCCGGCGCAATACACTTCTAATTATTTTTAAATCAGAACCCGCTGTTCTACCAAAAGATATATCTTCAACTGATAATTTATCGCGAAGTTCGTCCATAATTTTGTCAGCAAATTTATGAACATCCTTGTAAAATTCGGAATGGAATAGTTCAACAGTTCTATCAGTTAAAAATTTATTTCTATCAGAATATTTAAAATGTGCTTTTTTTCGGTAGTTTGGGTCTTCTTCTTTTAATACTTGTTTAACGAAATGTTCTATAATTGCTTGCTGTCTTCTGGTTGGTTTTTTTTTCATACTTATTCCTTTTTATTTTATATAAATCTTCAACGGAACAAACTTCAATTGGTTTTGTAAGTTTTCTGCCACTGCCGTCTTTCTTTCAAGTTGAGCCTGAAATGACATTGAATCCAAAACTTCTTTTAATTCAGTTAAAAGTGCGTCTTGCTTTTCTTTACCTTGTGAAACTAAATCAGCGCCGTTTAAAGTTACTTCACCATCCGGAATTGGAATGGAAGCATATTTATTTCTAATATAACCTAATGTTTCAGTAACCAATGCCAAACAATATCTACGAATCCATTGTTTGCCGATTTCATTTATAAACTTATAGGTTATGGTTTGGTACGGGATATTTGAAATATCGGAAATCTTGCCATTAAAATCACGTTCTGAACCTTCCGTATTAACCGGACTTCCTTCTTTATCTAACGTATATGTGAACCATAATTTTACTGTTTGAGTTGGAATCGGAAATATTCTTAAACGATTGCCAGTTAATTGAAATGAATAGCCACTTTTACGAATCAAGTCGTTAAACTCAACTGCTTGCATCCGTAAAACGTCATGGTAAAGGGGCATCAATAAATAGTTACCCGGAACTGAATAACTACTCCAACCAAATTGTGAAAGCATTTCTTGGGAACCGAAACCTGCACCCAAAGTTGGGTCTAACAAACGAGTTAAGGCAGGAGTATTTTCGTGAAAGATTCTCCGAATTACAAATTGATCGGTTGCAAAACTTCCCGTTTCAATTACAGCATCTCTAACCAAATCATAGACTTGTTTTTGAGTTGTCAATGTTATTGAACCAGTGTAAAAAGTTTGGTTTCCTGCAAATCCTGCTTCTGTTCCGTATGCTTTTGAAAGTTTAAAAATTCCTCTTAAAGTTTGTGGAACGTATTTTTGACTCAAATTAACCGAGCCTGTTGGCTGCCCTTGAAGATTTAATAGTTGATCTCTTGCTCGAAAGTAATTTAATTGTGCGCCGTATTCATTTACTGCTTCTTCAAACGCTGCATAGAAATTGACCTCTTGAAGTTCCACGTCCATAATTGGAAAGCCGAGACGTAGCGCGGCCCATTTTGCAATTGCTTCTGAATCACATTGGAATTCTGAATCATTATCGTAAAATCCAAAAGGGGTAAAGGTTAGTGGAAAAAAACTTCCGCTACCGGCCCAAATTTCTATGTTAGGTGAATATGAAGGCAATTCAAAGGTTCCTTATTTTAAAATATAAATATCCTGTTAAAATACAAAAGTTTGTTCGCTTATAAGTTTCTTCTCAAAAAATACTGTTTGCGCTTCAATTAATATTGGACTACCTAACGATCCGCTCTCAGGTAAAGTTACAATAATGGAAGGTTGTGAATAAGAACCCGTAGTTGCAAACTGAATATCGTCCAAAGCCATAAATTATACTCCCTGCGTTAACAATGCTCTAACAGTTATATTATTAGGCAGTGAAGTTGCAGTATAACGGATATAATTTCCAACCACATCTTGTGCTGCTGACCAAGTATTCCATGTTATTCCATCTGTTGAATATTGCCACGTTCCATAATCTGAATTTGTAATATCGTCATCGTGAATTAATAATCCGGTCGCAATATTAAATAACCTTATGCGAAGATTAGGAATATTTGAACCCCAACTTTGTGCTTGCCTCCATGCAAATATTCTATTTTGAGCCGAAGAGTATGTTAAACTTGGTTCGTAATGATAATCTTGACTTCCGTCCTCATAAACACAACAAACGGAATAAATCTTGGTTGGAACACATAAATCAGATAAAGTTTCAAATTCGATTTTAAATTGAATATGCGTTCCCGGAGTCAGCCCGGTCAAACCAAAATCATCATTTAATAAAATCCAACCCCCAGTATTATCATCTATTCCGCTCGTACGAGCGTATAGCCTAAACCCATCCGTGGCCGAACCTAAATGCTCATTTCCTTCATTTTCCTTATTTGTAACATAGGCACGATAAAGTTTTTGAGCATTCAAAGTAGTTAATTTTGGCGTAATTATATATTGTTGCGCTGTGTCTGCATATGACCAATCTGCCCCAAATCCCGGATAAACATACATGATATTGATACCAGTAGTCACTGATGCAGGTATTGTGAATAAAATTCCATCCTCAGTCCATATATTGTGGGGCAATGCCCTTGCTGAAATTGTATTTGCTACATCTGTTGAAGTGGTGGAAGATTCCAATCTACCTA